CGCGGCATCATCGACGCCTTCGGTTCGTTCCGCTCCGGCGACACGATCACGAGCTATGCCAACACCAGCGAGGCCACGAAGGACACCTATCTGGCGGCCAACAGCGACCGCTACCTGTTCGGCGCGGCCAAGTCCAACATTGCCAGCAACGACCACAGCGCGGCGCTGGCGAACGTCGACTCGACCAATGACAAGCTGATTTACCAGACCGTCAGTTTGGCGAAGCGGATCGCCAAGACCGCCGATCCTCATATCCGGCCGGTTCGGGTGAGCGAAGACGAGGAATGGTATGTGATGTTCGCGCCGTCGCTGGCGTTCAGAGATTTGAAAACCAGCTTGGCGACCATCAACCAAAACGCACAGGTCCGGGGCGACAACAACCCGCTCTTCAGGGACGGGGATCTGACCTATGACGGCGTGATCATCCGCGAAGTGCCGGAACTGCCGGTGGTGACCGGCGTGGGTGCGTCGAACATCGACGTGGCGGCGTCCTACCTGTGCGGCGCGCAGGCAATCGGCGTGGCTTGGGCACAGCGCCCGGTGTCGAAGACGCAGGAGACGGATTACGAGTTCCGCCACGGCGTGGCAATCCAGGAAATGCGCGGTGTTGAGAAGCTGATTTTCAACTCTAAGCAGCACGGAATTGTGACTCTGTGGACTGCTGCGGTTGGCGATTGAGGGGAGGCGTAGAAAATGGCAACGACCTATACTTCGAACTACGCCGCTAGCACTTACTTCGCGGCTGGGCACGGCTCCGGCAACGACGTCAAGTTCGCCACGGGCTCTTACGCCATCACGGCGGCGCTCGTCATCAACGACGTGTTCCAGATGGTCAAGGTGCCTGCTGGGGCAACCGTCTTCGATGTGCTGGTGGTGGTCCCCGACCTCGACAGCAACGGCACGCCGCTGGTGACGCTGGACGTCGGCTACGGCGGCGATCCGGACTACTGGGTGGCGGCCAGCACGGCGGGCCAAACCGGCGGGTTGTTCCGGGCCACAGCAGCGACCGGTGTGCCGCTGGCGTTCACCGCCGAGGATACCATCGACATCCTGGTGAAGGCCGCCCCGGCGACCAGTGCCACGACCGGAACGCTGTACCTGACGGCCTTCTACTCAATGCCGTAACCACGGAAACACGAAAGCACGGAAGCACGGAAACACGTAACCGTGCTTCCACTTTACGGAGGAAGAGAATGCCAAGCTACAAATGGACCGGATCGAACGAACAAGGGTACGTCACCCTGGGCGGCAAGCGGTTCGAGAAGGACCAGCCGGTTGAGGTCAGTGACGCGTCGCTCGGGGCCAAGCTCGACGGCAACGGCGAGTTTGAAAAGGTCAGCGGCGACAGCGGCCAGCCCGATGCCCCGCTGTGGAGCCCGCCGGGACCGACCGGCATCGGCACGGGGCCGGGCAGCGGCCCGGCGCAAACCACTAATGAAACCCTGGATATGAACCCGAACCCCGACGCCGGTAAGCCGACTGAGGAAGAACTCGCGGCGCAGCAGACGGCGGCTGACGTTGGCCCGGAGGAAGATGTCGCGTTGCCGGAAGGCACCGACGAAGGGCCGAAGCGGCGCGGCAAGGCTCCGAAGGCTGACCAAGCGTAATGACGACTTACACCCTGGCGCAACTGCGCAACCGGGTGCTGGGTAAGCTCGGTGTCCTGTCGGGCACCGAGACTGCCACAGCCGAAGACGCCGCCCTGGTCGAGCAGGTTGCCACCAACGTGCACGCCATGCTGGACCGTGAGGTTTACGTGACGTGGGTGCTCAGCGCGATCCCGGACACCGTATTTGAGCCGCTGACATACATCGTGGCTGCCCGCTGCGCTGACGACTTCGGCCTGCCCGATGCGCGCCGGGCCGAGCTGTGGACGCTCCACGGTGCCGCCATGGGCGAGATCCGGACGCAGGTCCAGGCGGAAGAGAACAGCGCGCCGATCCGGGCGGAATTCTTCTGATGACCATCACTTTGACCCGCGAGCGGCACAACGGCGTCATGACGGCCGGTGACAGCGAGACGCTGGCCGGTACCGCGACCGACAGCGCCGGTGCCGTCATCGACCTGACCGGCGCCAGCATCGCCTACCAGCTCACCGATGGGGCGAGCGTGCTGGTTGAGAAGTCCCTGGGCGACGGCATCACCGTCACCGTGGCGGCGTCGGGAACGTTTTCCGTGGCGCTCGATCCGGCCGACACCACCGGCCTGGAGGCCGGCACCTACTGGCATTCCGCCTCGATCACCTCATCCGGCGGCGCCGTTACCACCGTCCTGCGCGGGCGCCTTCGCATCGCCCGGATCACCTCAGCCAGCGGCCGGACCACAGCCGGGACGGCTGCCGAAACCTGGGGCGAGATGGACTCACCCTGGGGGACTTTGTAAGTGGCTGACTGGTTTACTCTGCGGCCGAAGGACACCTTCGGCGATCTGCTCCACCTCGACAACAGCGGCGTCGGGGTCACCAGCAGTCTGAAACGGGTGGAGGACGGCCACGGCGGCGATACCTGCCTGCAACTGTCCAATGACACCCTCAGGGTGGACGGCAACGTCACCGTCACCGGCACCGTGACGGCGGCCGGCTACGGCGCCTCGTCCTTGTATGACGGCACCCTGATCACGGCAACCGGCTCGACAACCGCCGCGACGCTGGCAGCGCGCTTCGCCCGGCACTATTACATTGAGGATTTCGGCGGGGTCGGGGACGGCTCGACCGACAACACGGCAGCCTTCACGGCGGCGTTCACGGCGCTGGGGGCTGACGGCGGCACGATCTGGCTATCCCCGGGCGGCACGTACTATGTCGCGACCAGCTTCACGATCCCGGTTCGCTGCCAACTCCGGGGTCACTTTATCAAACCGGGGTCGGGCGCCTCGCCGATCCTGGAGCCGTACGCGACGCGCGGCAGCACGATCAAGCTGAACCCGGCGGCGACAATCACGATTGCCAGCCTGAGCGGGTTTGACGGGATCACCATCGTCAATTCAGCGCTCACCATCCCGTTCACTCAGGGTAACGCCGCGACGCAGGTTGCGGCCTTCAGCGGCACGGCGGTCAGCATCACGGGCAAGGACGTGACGCTCCGGAACGCGCTGATCCTGGGCTTCGCCAAAGCGGTGTTTTCGTTCGGCGCGCAGCGGTTCGTGATCGACAATGTCCTGGTGGACTGCACCGCCGGGTTCGATCTGACCGCAACTTATGACATCGGGCGTATCAGCAACTGCCATTGCTATCCGTACCTCACCGCCGAGAACGTCTGGAGTGCGGCGGACCCGACCATCATCACGCGTTCGGGCATCGCGTACCGTCTGGCGGACGTGGCTGACTGGTGCAAGGCGACCAACTGTTTCTCGTACGGCTACGCCTGCGGCTACGAGATCGATACCGCCGACGATGTGCAACTCGTAAGCTGTTCGGCCGACTACAACGCCGCGATAGCAAGCACCTCAATCGGTTTTCGGATCAAGGGCACGGCCAAGCGGACGGCGCTGATCGGGTGTCAGGCGGCGGCCCAGAACGACGGCGTTTATATCGACACCAGCGGCGGGGCTACTACACGCATCGTCGGATGCTCGTTCTGGAGCAACGATCAGAGCGCTATCAACGTCATTAACGGCAAGGCGCAAATCATTGGTTCGTCGTTCTCGGCATCACCCTACGGCATCCTGGCTGGGGTTGCGGCAGACGAACTGATCATCACCGGCAACTACTTCGAAACCTGCGCAACGTCTCCGATCAGCCTGCCAACTGCGGTCAGGGTAACGGCGCGAGTGCGCGACAACGTTTTCTCGGGCTGCACCGACACGGTGGGCGATACCAACGTGGCAATGCGCGGCATTGTCGGCACCGCGGCAGCCCTGATCATCGACGGCGCGGCGTCCAACAACAAAATCATCGACTGGCAGACAGCCGGGGTTACGCGCTGGAAGCTGTACACCAATGGCACTGCCGAGGCTGGCGCTGGCGTCGGCAGCGATCTGGCGATCAACCGCTACAACGACGCCGGAACCTTCCAGAACACGCCGTTCCTGCTCGAGCGGTCAACCGGAAACCTCGGCATCAACGGCAGCTCGTTCGGCAGCGGCGTCAAGGTCGTCTTCATCGCCAACGGCACCGCGCCCAGCGGGACACCAACCGGCGGGGGTATTTTGTACGTCGAGAGCGGCGCTTTGAAGTTCAAAGGCAGTTCCGGCACAATTAGCACGATTGCTGTGGCATAACCGATGGACCTGGAATTTGGCAAGCACAGTTACAGGTTGCGTAGCCTGCCGGCCAGCGCGCAGAGAGTTGTCAATTTATTCGCGGAGCAGGAGCCGGCCGACGCGATAGCTCCGATCATCCTCAAGTCCACCGCCGGGCTGCGGTCCTGGGCGACGGTCGGCGACGGGCCGATCCGCGGCATGATCGTGATGAGCGACACGCTATACGTCGTCTCCGGCCAAGCGGTCTACAGCGTCACCGCCAGCGGCGTGGCAACCAGCCTGGGCGCGATCCCCGGAGCAGATCCGGTGACGCTGGCGACCAACGGGACGCAGATCATCGTTGTCACCAACCCCAACGCCTACATCGTCACATCCGCAAGCGTGGCGAGCCTGTCCGACACCGACTTTCCCGGCGCCGGGTCGGTCGATTACCTCGACGGCTACGGCATCTTCAACGATCCGGGCAGCGGGCAATTCTATGTGACCAGCCTGCTGGATTTCAGCAGCGTCGATGCTCTGGATTTCGCCAGCGCCGAGAGTAGCCCGGACAACATCGTCCGCGTGCTGGTCGATCACCGCGAGCTGTGGCTGTTCGGAGCACACAGCGTCGAGATCTGGGTCAACACGGGTGCCAGTCCGTTTCCGTTCGAGCGGCAACCGGGCTCGATCATGGAGATTGGCTGTCTGGCGCCGCTGTCCTGCTGCAAATTGGACAACACGGTCATGTGGCTCGCCGATGACGGGATTGTCTACCGGGCGCAGGGCTACGCGCCGAGCCGCATTAGCACCCATGCGATTGAGGAAGCGATAGCCGACGCCGATCCGGTGGATGTGGCGGCGGCGCGAGCGTCCGCCTTCACCCAGGACGGCCATGCATTTTACGTCCTCAGCATTCCCAATACCGGCACCTACTGCTACGACGCCGCGACGCAGTTGTGGCACGAGCGCGCGAGCTGGAACCGCTCGACTTGGCGGGCCGGCTGCGTCGTGCGCTGCTACGGCATGCTGCTGGCCGGCGATGATACGACGGGTGCTGTCTACGAGCTCGATCCGCAGACATACACTGAAGGCTCTGACCCTCATATCCGCCTCATTGACAGCCCGCCGATCCACGCATCGGGCGCCTGGGCGTTTCAGAGCCGGCTGGAGGTGCTGATGGAGACGGGCGTCGGGACGAGCACCGGCCAGGGTTCAGCACCGCTCGCCATGCTCCAAGTGTCCGATGACGGCGGGCGCACTTATGGCAATCAGCGAACCTGCACCATCGGGGCTATCGGCACCTTCCGGGCGCGGGCGAAGTGGGACCGCCTGGGCCGGTTCCGGGAGCGCGTCCTGCGGGTCAGCGTCAGCGATCCGGTGCCGGTCACGATCTTTGGCGCCACGGCTGAAATCGTCGGAGGGACGCTGTAATGGCCGACGACTTCCTGACCTACCTGATGCCGCACGTCCCGCGTTCGGCATCAGCCGGGAGCAATCTGGCGGATCTGGCGTACAGCGTCGGCGGGCAGCGGAAAACCATGCCATGGGGTGCCGGGCGCGAGCAGCAATTCCAGACCGCCATGAGCCAGCCACCCTATTCCGACTGGCAACAGCAATTCCAGCAACGCTACGGCGAGCGGCCTGACCTCGACGAGCCGAACTATAACTATCGCCTCGCCTACGCGCTCGGCGTCCAGCCGCAGGAATACAGCCACGATCCCGGCATGATGCACTGGAGCAGCGCGGCTCCCGTGGCTCCCTACAATGAGCCGGCCGACCTGAAGGGAGCCAACCATCAAACGCTTTGGATGGAGCATTTCATGCGAACCTATGGCACCGACCCATACGAGGCCAGCGCCGAGCAGATCCAAGACGCTATCGGGCGCGGCATCATACCGATCAGGCGCTGATGACAACCATCCTGATCCCGCCGCCGAGGGTGCCGCTGACCGATGGCCGGGGCAGCGTCACGCTGGCGTGGTATCAGTTCTTCGCGCAGTTCGGCCAGCAGATGCAGGACGCCGTCGATACCGGCGCCGCGACATCGACCAGCCTGGGCGCCAGCGTCGCCGCACTTCAGGCGGCCGACCGCGATCTGTTCATTGATGACGCCATGACGCCGGATCGCGGCAGTGAGGTTGCCGCCCTGACGGGTCGCGTCCGGAGCCTGGAAACCGACATATCATCTCTGCCCGACCGGGGCAGCGAGATTGCGGCGCTGGCGGCCCGGCTGACGGCGCTGGAAACCGACATCGCCACAATCCCCGACCGGGCCGCCGAGCTGGAGGCGATCCGTCGGCGGGTGCGGGATCTGGAAATCGACATCGCGACGAGAGGATTTTAAGCCATGGCGAGAGTTGCAAAGCGACTGATCGCGGGCTCCCAGCTCACGACATCGGCCGCGACCTATTACACAGCGCCCGCGTTGACGCAGTGCATCATCCGCAAGATCTCCTGCACCAACACCACCGGCGGGGCTGTGACGGTGACGCTGCATCTCGTGACCAGCGGCGGCAGTGCTTCGGCCAGCAATACGATTGCCTCAGCGAAGTCCTTGGCGGCCGGCGAGACGTGGAGCAGTCCGGATGTCGAAGGCCAAGTGCTGGAACCGGCGGGCTTTATACAAGCTCTCGCCAGCGCCGGCACCAGCATAACGATCATCGGCAGCGGAATAGAGATTACCTAGATGAAGGAAAGTGATGCGTTCCAGAAATGGTGTCCTTTCGTCGCTATCGTGGCGCCCGGCACCGCCGCTGCCGTCAACCGGCTGAGCAGCCGGGACGATGATTGCAACTGCATCGCAACACGCTGTATGGCGTGGACAGGGACCGCTGCTGACGGTCGCTGTGGATTGACCCAGGCGAAATGACGGGGACATGAGACACTTCCAACTGCTTGCATCCGGCCTGGACGTTCAGCCGCTGCTCCACGCGATCCAGCGGCAGCCGGACATCTGGAACGGGCACAAGTTCCGCCGGACCTACGAGCGCACGCCGCACGGCGCCGTCGATGACATCTGGCTGCGCTACAGCCCGGATGCGGCCGGTTTTGACGAGGTGCTGCAGGACACGGCGCCGATCTGGCACCCGGAGGCGCAGGCGCTGCCGCAGGCCCGCCCGCTGGTTTTGTCTGTCATGGGCTACCTGGGCGCCTATTCGCTGGAACGGCTACTGGTGACGCGGCTGGCGCCTGGCAGGAGCATCCTGCCGCATGCCGATACTGACGGCGCTTACGGCAACATGCCGGACATCGCGCGTTACCATGTGGTGCTGCAAGGTCTGCCGGGCTCGCTGTTCCATTGCGGCGAAGAAACCGTGCAGATGCAGACCGGCGAGCTGTGGTGGTTCAATGCCTACACGAGTCACGCGGTCGACAATCGATCCGCCGACGACCGGATACACATGCTAGTGGATTGCCGCATTTGGACATGATCGCGATTGCCGCTGAGCCGTGGGAAGACTGCCGCGACGAGGTCATGGCCTACTGGCCGGCGCACTGGGAAGAGGTCGCGCTCGATAAGGACCGGGTGCCGCTCGATCCCAACGTCGCGGACTATGACGCCAAGGCGCTCGCCGGATCGCTCCACGTCGTCACCGTCCGGCGGGCCGGCGAGCTGGTCGGCTACCACATCACCATCGTCAGCCCGCATCTGCATTACCGCTCGACGCTGTGTGGCTTCGTCGACGTGTACTGGCTGCGGCCGGACTGCCGGCAGGGCTGGACTGGCGTCAACCTGTTCCGCGAAGTCGAGCGCTCACTGACGGCGCGCGGCGTGGTTAAGGTCTACTCCGGCACGAAGAGGCATCTGGACGCCGGCGCGATCTTCGAACACCTCGGCTGGACCGAAGCGGAGCGGCTGTTCTCGAAAACACTGGTGAAGGACTGAACCATGGTCGCAGCAGCAATTGCGGCATCGGCTGTTGTCGGCGCCGGGGCGAGTATCGCGGCCAGTAAATCGGCCAGCAGCGCCGCCAAGAAAAGCTCGCAGGTTGCGTCAGATACAGCCGCAAGTGACCGCGAGCTGCAATGGGACATGTATAAACAGCAGCGCGAGGATTTTGATAAATACTACGGCAAAGGCCGCGACGACCTCGGCGCCGGCTACAATCTCGCGACCGGCACGCTGCAGCCCTATACGCAGTACGGCGGGGCCGCCACTGGCCGGCTGGCGGCGCTGTCGGGGCTCAACGGCGGCAATGAGCAGGCGTTCGCGCTGGCGCAGGATCCGGGGTATCAATTCCGCATGAACCAGGGCGTTGCTGCGCTTGACCGCTCGGCAGCCGGGCGCGGATTGCTGCTGAGCGGCGCGCAGACCAAGGCGCTGAACGACTACGGCCAGGGCATGGCGTCGAGCGAACTGAGCAACGCCTACAACCGGGTGGCCGGCATCGCCGACGCGGCGCGCGGGGCGGCGGGCAATCTCGCGACGCTCCAGAGCGGGCGCGGCACGGCGCTGGCTAATCTGGCGACCGGGCAGGCGACGCAGAACGCCGGCCTGATGACGAACACGACCAACGCCTTGACGAATATCAACCAGAACGCCGCGCAACAGCAGATCGCGGCACAGCAGGCCATCGGGCAGGCCAGGGGCAGCGCCTACACCGGCGCGGCAAATGCGGTGAACAGCGGCGTGTCCAATGGGCTGTTCTACTACGGGCTGAAGAACGGGATGTTCGGCAATATGTCCGGGGCGGGGGGCCAGCAGTGAGCAACAGCATTCAGTACCTCGACCTGCCCGGCATCTTCGGCGCCATCCAACAAATCCAGGGCGGCCAGCAGCGGAACCGGCTGCTCGACCTCCAGATGCAGGAGGCGCAGCGCAAGTTGGAACTGGAGAAGACGCAGGGCACAACGCTCTCGACGCTGTTCGGCGGGGCCGATCCCGCGACCGGCATCAACTGGAGCGGCGGACGGCCCGGTTTGACGCCGACCGAGCAAAACAACATGATCGCGAGCGCCTTTCCCAAGGAATTTGCCGAAGCGAAAATCAAGCAGCTCTATCCGACGCCGGAAAAGCCCTTCGCGGTCGGCAACAATGTCTACGACCCGCAAGCCAAGACCTTCACGCAGGGACCGTCGAATTTCAGCGTGGCGCCGCTGCCGGGGCAGGCTGCGCCGGGCGACTCTCTGAGGACGGCGGCGCCGCCGCCGCAGCCAGGACCGGGACCGACGCCGCAGCGGCCAACCATCGCGACCGGGCCGGGGAAAACCGTCGAGGGCGAGGTGCCGGCGATCTACGCGCCGCATATCGCGGATGCGGCGGCGGTCTATGGCGTCGATGCCACGGTGCTGGGCAATATGCTGCTGACGGAAACCGCGCCCGGCGGCAAGATGACCAGCCCGAAGGGCGCGCGCGGCGTCGGCCAGTTCATGCCGGGGACGGCACAGCAGTACAAGGTCGATGTCAACGATCCCAAGTCGTCGATCGATGGCATGGGCAAGATGATGCAGTCCCTGCTCAAGAAATACGGCGGCGATTACCGGCTGGCGGTCGGCGCCTACAACTGGGGTGAAGGCAACGTCGACCAGTGGCTCAAGGATGGCGGCGACCCGGCCAAGGTGCCCAAAGAGACGATGGACTATGTCCGGAAGACGGTCGGGTTGCAGACGGCTGGGCCGAATGACCAGACCGGGTTCGATCATCCCGGCACCGCGAAGCCGGGCAATTCGCCGGGGCAGCAGCCCTCGGATCGGCCCATCGGGCCGACCGATACCGCGCCGCAGTATCCGGCGGGCGCGGTGGGGTTCCTGCGCGACGACAAGAACGGCCAGTATGTCCAGGGCGGCAAGGCCGGCTACGGTGTGCTGGTCGACAAGGACGGCAAGCCGATCGGAACGGCGCCGCTGCCGGGGCAGGAAAAGGGCGAGGGCGGTGCGTTCGCCGGCAATGCCGCCGAGATCCAGGGCGTCAACGAGATGATCCGGGCCGGTCTGATCACCAGGGAGCAGGGTGCGCAATGGCTGGCCGGCAAGGGCGTCACCGGCCCGAACGGCTCGTACGATTTCATCACGCCGCGCGTTCTGCCGGGCGGTGGACTCGCTGCGGGCTCGGCAGCGTCTCCGGCCGCCACAGGCACGGCCGCGACGCCGGGCGTGACCAATGCAAGACCCGGCGTCCAGACGCCGAACAATGAGCAAACGCTGTCGCACGGCTACGCCAACCGCATGAGCGCATCGAATGGCATCTTCGATCAGCTCGACGCCAAGGGCTGGAAAGGGCCGGGCTTCCTGGAGCGGAACGTCGGCAACCTGCCCGGCGGCAATTACGCCATGTCGGCCGAGTACCAGCAGTTCGATCAGGCGCAGCGCGACTTCATCAACGCCCAGCTCCGCCGGGAGTCTGGCGCGTCAATCTCGCCGGCCGAGTTTGAAAACGCCAACAAGCAATATTTCCCGCAGCCGGGCGATGGCCCCGAGGTGCTGGCGCAGAAGCGGGCGGCGCGCGAGCGGGCTGTCAGCAACATGCGCGAGGCCAGCGGGCCGCTCAACAAGCCGGCGGCCGATGCAGGCGAGTTCAGCAAGATGACGCGTGACCAGTTGCTGGCGGTTGACCCGGCCACCATGACGGCAGAGCAGAAAACGGCCTATCTGGCGGCGCTGAAGGCTCAGCCATGAGCGGCCCGGCTGATCTGGACATGGAGATTGCCATCGCGCGCGAGCGCCTGCGCGTATCCAGGACGGTGCCGCTCGACAAGGCGATGGACCGGACGACCGGGGCGCCCGTGAATGTGCGCGCCGCGGTCGGGGCGGCGGAGACGGACACGGATCGGCTGGCGACGATCCGGCAGACCTACCCCGACGCGCAGCCGTATGAGGGCGGCAATTTCGTCTATACAGACCCGCACACCAAGCGCCCGACGCTCTACAACGAGGAAAACCCGCGCGTGCTCGGCGTCCCGATCCCGACCATGGGCGACGTGATTTCGGTCGGGCCGGAGATATCCGAGATGCTCGGCGGCACGGCGGGCGGACTGACCGCAGCAGCGGCGGCCCCGGTCACGGGCGGCACGAGCGCGCTGGCGGTTCCTGCCGGCATCGGCCTGGGCGCTGCGGCGGGGCGCGAGCTTTACGGCAATCTAGCCCATTACCTGCTCGGCACGCAGGACACGCGCAGCCTGCCGGAGCATACCGCAGACACTGCGGTTACGGCGGGCGTCAATGCGGTGGCCCCGGCGGCGGCCGACAAACTGATCAATGCTGGCAAGGCGGTTCTTGGGCCGGTTAACACGGGGGTCGTCGATGCTTTCAAGCGGCTCGGTATCCGGCCGATGGCCGGGGCCATCACGGGCAACCGGGGCGTTCAGACCGCCGAGCAGGGGTTGTCGAATACGCTCGGCGGCGCCGCTCCCATTGACGAGGCGGTCAAGGATACGGTCGGGCAGACCGACGCGGCGGCGCAGAAGATCGCGCAGCAGTTCTCGCCGGGCGGCGTGCAGACCGTCGAGGAAGTCGGCGGCACCGTGCGGCAGGGTGCCAAGGATGCCGCCGAGCGCTTCGAGCAGCGGGCGGAAACGCTCTATCAGCGCGTCGGACAACTGATCAGCCCCAGCACACCGGCAGCCATCCCGAGCGCCTCGGCGCTGAAGGCAGACTTGCAGGCGCAAGTCGCTAAGGCGCCCGAAAGCCTGGGGCCGGTGCTCAACCCGATCATCGAGCGGATAGGCAGGTTGGAGACGGATGCCGCAGCCGGCATGCCGTTCGACGCGCTGCGGCAGGTCCGGAGCACCATCGGGCGCGAGCTGGCCGACCCGGTATTGGTTGGCGGCACGGGCGCGCAGAAGGACGCGCTGCGGGCGCTGTACGGCAAGCTGACGGAAGACATGTTTGCCACGGCGCGGGCCGCCGGACCCGACGCCGAGCGGGCGCTGACGGTGGCGGATCGCTACTTCCGTTTCAATATGGGCCAGAACATACCGACGCTGGAGAAGATCACCAAGGCCGGGACGGATGGCGAGGTGCTAGCGCTGGCGCTGCGCGGATCGGAACGCGGCGGCCAGCAGATCATGAAGACCCGGCGCAACCTCCAGCCCGAGGAATGGGACGCCGTCGCCGGCACCGTGCTGGGGCGTCTGGGCCGCGCCACGCCGGGCCAGCAGGGCGCGTCTGAGCTGGGCCAGGAGGCGGCTGACTTCAGCATCAACACCTTCCTGACCAACTGGTCGAAGCTGTCCGTCGAGGCCAAGCAGGCGCTATTCGGCGGCACGCGGTACAAGGATCTGGCCGGGCCGCTCAACGATCTGGTCAAGGTGATCGGCGCGCTGAAGGACACCGCCAAGCTGGCGAACACCAGCGGCACGGCGCGCAGCATGGGCGTACAGGGCGCGATCAATTCGGCGGGAACGGTGGGCGGCGCCACGATCGGAGCGCTCTCCGGCGGCGACGTGGAGAGCGCGGGGAAAGGCAGCGCAATCGGGCTTCTCTTTTCGACCGTGGGCGCCCGTCAGGCGGCCAAGCTGATCACCAGCCCGGCGTTCGTCAACTGGCTCGCCCGCACCGCGCGGTCGACGCAGAGCAACCCGGCATCGCTCACAAGTGCGCTGGCGCGGCTGCCCGGTATCGCAAACGTCGAGCCGGGGCTGCGGGACGCCATCGAGCAGTACATGAACAGCGTCGGCGCTACGCAATCCAGCCCGTCACCTTCGCGATGAAGATGCCGACGCCCAAACCGGCCGCTTGGCAGACGACGAAGGCCGTCAGTTGAACGAGACCCTCAATCTTCTTCAGCCGCCCCAGGATCTGCTCTCGGTCGTCCATGCTCTCCGCTCCGCTCCTGGTTTCTCTCAGTTTCCGGCAAATGCTGCCTGCCGTCCAGCCGGCCGACCGGCCGCCGCCTTAAGCCCTTAGGCCAATAACCTTTCAGGATCAGGAGCGCTCCATGCTTCGTTTTGCACCGCCGTTCGAGACGGCGCTGGACGCTGCCGGCGTCACGCTGCCGGGTGCCAAGTTGTATTTCTACACGACCGGCACAACCACACCGGCGGCGACTTACTCCAACACGGGGCTGAGCGTTGCAAACGCCAACCCGGTCGTCGCGGACTCGGGCGGGCGGTTCAGCGATATCTTCCTGAACCCGGCGACGATCTACAAAGCCACGCTCAAGACCGCCGCCGATCTGACCATCTGGTCGGCAGACCCGATCAACAGCGCCGCTCTCGCAACCGCCGATCTGGCCGGGCTGGTCAAGGCGGCTAGCCTGTCGAACAACGGTGCCGACCTGCAGGCGATCATGGACAAGCTGGCGGGCACCGTAAACGCCGCCAGCATCAGCAACACGGTCAGCGACCAGCAGGCGATCACCGATAAGTTGGATTTCTTGGCGAGCGGCACGGGCGCCGTGACCCGCTCGCTGGGAGCAAAGCTGCGCGATGTGGTGAGCATCAAGGACTTCGGCGCGGCGTGCGACGGCACCACCGACGACACGGCGGCCTGGAATGCGGCGCTGGCGACCGGCCGCGACATCTCCTTCCCGGCATCGCAGTCGCGCATCACCGGCAAGCTCTCGTACTCGTCGACCTGGGGCCAGAGGATCATCGGAGAGGGCAATTACACCAGCATCTTCGTGATCGATAGCGGCTTCAATTTGGCGGCGACGGCAGTTATCCAGTTCGGCGGCACCGGGCAGCAACTGGTCGGCATTGGCGTCAGTTGCGCCCAGACGTCAACCGCGGTGCGCGCCAACCTCCGGCAGTACCCGTGGATCGTCCGCTCGAATGCCCACCCCTCGACGACGATCCGCGACGTCTGGATCAACGCAAGCTGGAACGGCATCCTGCTGGAAGGCAACTGCGGCCAGTCAATGCTCGAACACATCCGGATCGGGGGCTTTAACATCGACATTTATATTGATGGCGCGCTCGATACCGTGCGGTTGGATCACTACCATTCCTGGCCGTTCGATTTTCCGGGCGACGCCAACCTGATGAGCGTCTACGAGGACGGCACGCGGGTCGCGCTGACGGTCGGGCGCTGCGACGACCTATGCGCCGGCTCGATCCTGAGTTACCACGGCAAGGTGCAATTCGGCGACCTCGGCTCCGGCGTGCCGTTCGGCACCATCGCGCGGCTGGGCCTGGACGGCAAGACGGCCAGGATCGAGATGAGTGGCGGCCGGGTCACCCTCGCCAGCGCCTACGGGAGTGGCGGCGACCTGGTTGATTACAAGATCCGGGTGTCCGGCAATTCGGCGCTGACCATCGCGGCCTTCTGGACGCTCGTGATCGGCCCGACGACGCCTGACTCGTGGGTTTCCGTGATCGGAGCGCAGGCGCACCTGGCAATTGGCGAGTGGTGGTGCGAGTTCCAGGGCGACGCCCGGATCGCCACGGTCGACACCAGCGGCTACCTGACGATCCTGGGCGGCACCTTCGTGCAGCTCGACGCGACGGCCAGGACCCAGCCGGTCGTCCACCAGATCAGCGGCCGGCTGGCGATGACCGGCTGCCGGCTGGTGGCGCTGGGCGGCGGCAGCGGCAACTTCGTCTTCATTACCGTGGACGACAAGCACGTTGTGACGGGCAACGATTTTGGCGGCTTCGGCTTGGCAGCGCCGGGCGATAACACGCTCGGCTGCTACGGCCCGAACACCGGCCTGCCGGCGGCGGCGGCCGGCGCCATCGACTACGGCTATGTCAAGCGGCGGCACTTCACCGGCTCGCTGTCGGGCGGCGGGGCGGCGACCATCGCGCACGCTGTGACCAACCTGCATACCCGCATGGTCGATATCATCGCCGTCTATGTCGGCGGCAGCGGCGAGCGCATTCCGATGACGGTCGCGAGCGTGGACAGCACCAACATCACGCTGTCGGGCGGCGGCGCCTCGGCGGTCTACCATGTCTGGGTCAGCCACGGTTAGGGCAACGCTGCTGGCGCTGGTCCTGCTGGCCGGCTGCGCCGTCGAGGGGAGGGTCGTGGAGATGCCGCAGAGTGTCGTGCCGCTGAAGCGCGGAGACGCCGATTTGTTGACCCGTGTGGTTTGGGCGGAGTCCAGGTCTGAACCGTTCGAAGGCCAGTGCGCGATAGTGTTCGTAATTCTGAACCGCCTGCATCGTGAACCCGGCCGGTTCCCGGACACTATCCAGGGCATCATCCATCAGCCCTATGCCTTCAGTTGCTTCAACACCAGTGATCCGCAGTGCGCGAAGGTCAAGGTGGTTTCCGAGACCGATCCCTCATTCATTGAAGCCATGTATGCGGTGACATCCGTGCTGACCGGGCGCGTTCCTTCGCCGGTCGGGAAGGCAGATCACTACTACCTGACGAGCACACCGAGGCCGCCGGCATGGCGGAAATCCATGACGCTGGTCAAGCGCCTGGGCTCCCATACCTTCATGGCCGAAAAGCCCTAGGTACAAAACCGTACAGACCCAGCCAATAGCGTTAAGTAATATGACGTATCTCTGTGGGCTGGTTTCATTGCTCGGGTCGGGTCATGCGGCGTTTTGTGCGGTGGTTTCGGGAGTCAATCCCGTGCTTGGTCGGCGGATAGGGCGGTGTCGTATGTCTGCCGGCAATGGTCGCCGATGAGCGACGAGGAGCGGGCCGAGCGCATGGCGACGGCGATCCTGAACTCCCTCGACACGTGGATATCTCAGGTTGAGGAAATCGCGGCGAACTCAATCCCGGTCACCGGCAACCTCCGTCGGGCGCTCCATTTGCAGCATGCCATGGAGCAAGCGAAGCAAAGCTTAAAGGCAATCGCGGGCGAGGAGTGAAGGGCGGAAGATTGCTCCTCCGCCCTTGCCCATGCCGCACCCTGGAAGAAAGTGTCACCCGGCTGTGGTCGTCGTTGCCTTCTGGGCAGCGGCGCGGGCTCTGACAGCCAACCAGAATGTATCATCCACGGGCTTGCCCGCTGCCTTGAACTTGCCTCCGCTCGCCTCCCATTCGGCTTCCATCGCCCTTGAAAAATTCGCGTCGTCCTTTCTTTTTTCGGCTAGGCGGGCGGCCATCTGCTGATACTGCCTCTCCTTTTCTTGACGCTTCCGTTGCCGTTCCAAGGCCCAACGTCGATAGTCATCCCGCGCTGCCCCTACAAAAACGCCGAACCCGCAAAGCCCAAAGGTCAGAGGAACGGTGCCGATGTAGAACAGAGTCCGGCTCATCAACCCGGTCAGTTCGGGATCGAGGTGCAACGCCAGCGCGACCACGGCTGCAGCGTTTCCCATCACCGAGAGAAAAATCAAAAACGCGGCCATCGAATGCCTCCAATGCAAGGTATTCGTCATGCTGCCTGTTCAGTGATGCGACATCAACGGCGCGGCCAACGTAGGCCGGGAGCGGCAAGCCAGCGCCGCAGCGGTAGTTCCTTCCCTCCCATGCCATCCCTTGCCGAAGCGCGCATACTTACGCCTCCGCAATTGGGGGTGCGCGATGGAAAGCAACGAAATCAGCCTGCATCAGCTCAAGGTATTCGAGTTCGTGCGGCAAGCAGGGCGATGGGTAACCTCCGCTGAAATTCAGGAGGGCGCGGGCGTGGCCGCACGGACGGCTCGCCATCACGCGCTTAATCTGGTCAAGCTGGGGCTGTTCGATCAGGCGGAGGTCTTCCCGTGCCACCGTTACCGGCTGTCGCAGTTCGCGGAGCAGCGCAACAAGGGCTACATGCTTCGACTGGCGCAGGCGCGCGATGTGTTCGGCGAGGTCGCGTGATCGTGACGAGCCGGGGCGGTGCTGCAGCCGCCGCCGGCTCTACCAACCAGCCTGCTGAGGAGACTGAATTGGCTGACGACATTCATAGCATATTCGCCGACTTCGAGGCGCGGCTTTGGGCGGGGCTGGATGCCCGGTTTGATCGGCTGGAGCAGAGCGTCCGGCGTCCGGATCTGTCACCCGACGTGCAGGCGCGGCGTGACTCCGCTCAGGTCTGGCAGATGTATGCTGCTCTTCAGCAGCGGATGGACCGGATGGAGCTGCGGCTGCAGGAGATTGAGCGGAAGCTGGAGCCGCCCTTGCCGCCGCTGCCGGGGTTCCAGCCATGACCGTCATGAACAGCGAGCTGTACAGCGCTCTAATCGAGGCTGGGGCATCCAAGGAAGCGGCATCCAAGGCGGCGGAAAGCGTCGCCGCCTATGACGCCAAGTTCGCCGAGGTCCGGCAGGATATCGCCGAGGTCAAAGGCGACCTGCGGCTCGTGAAGTGGATGGCCGGTATCTCTCTGGGCGGTATCGTCGCTGTTGTCGGGATACTCATCAACCTTTCACTTCAGATCGGCCGGCTGACGGAAGCGGTGGCGCGGATCACGACGTGACTACATCTTTGTAGGTACTCATTAACGCGAAACGGTCTAGTCTCTCCTCGCAGCGGGGCCAGGGTTCTATCCGTCCCCTTCGGTCACGACGCGGCACACTGCGCCGTGCGGCCCACGCTGCTTTTGGCTGACGGATGATTTTGATGACCAAGTTATTTCGTTTTGTTGTTGCGCGGCTCTCCGAGGGCAGCACCATTCGCGGCGGCATTATGCTGCTGACGGCCTGCGGGATCACGCTGAAGCCGGAGCTGCAGAGCGCGATCATCGCCACCGGCATGACGCTCGCCGGTCTGATCGGCGTGCTGATCTCCGACGCGCCGGCTGCCAGCGAGTAAGCGCCATGTCTTTTTTCAATGGCATGGACCCCGACGAACGCGCGACGTTGCACGAGCTGATCAGCTTGTTGCTTGACAGACTGGACACCCAGCGCCGGCTGGCCGAGGACCTGACGCGCCAGCTCGAAGCCGAGCGTGAGCGGCTGCAGGTCCTCGAAGCCCTGCACTACGGGCTGTGCTGACTGTGGGCTCGTTCCGCAAGCGCATGCTGAGCGACATGGAAATATGCCAGTTGTATCAGCAGGGCTTTTCTCGCTCAGAGATTGGGTGGAGGGCGCGCCTGTACGACAGCGAGATCCTGGTCGTTCTCCGGGAGAACGGCGTGCAGCTCCGCAGCAGCGGCGAAAGTCGCGCGCTGGGCTATGCCCGCCGGCTCGAGCGGGAGCGGCTGCGCGCCAAGGCATGAGGCCGATCTGTCTCATGGCCTAGAACAGAAGCATGAGGATGCCGCCGATATAGATCAGGAGCCGTCCTGTCATGTGCAGTCCACGCCCAAACGCTTCGGCCTGATCGGGAGTCGGAATAAAGGGGATCAAGTAGTCAAAGCCCATGTCTGCGCGCTCCGCCAGGGTGACTTTGCTTGAGTCTGGCGGAGACTCAAAAGATAGACAAAAGCGCTTGAGGGCTTCGCTCGGGACTATCGAGCGGTCGGGCACGCCTCAATCGTGCGCGCATTATCGGACGGGGGATGGCCGCTTCGGGCTTTCAGCGCCTGCGCTCGGTGTCAACCGGGCGGTTATGAGTCATCGGAGATTAGCGGAGACGCTGCCGCCAGCATGGCGCGATAGCTGCTTTGCAGGCTGCGCCCCTGCGCTTGATCCTGACGCCACGCGCCAATCATGTCTTCGGTCGGCACCTTCGGGACCAGCTTCCAACCTCCAGCGTCCAGCGCTGCCAGCAGGGCGGGCCAATTGATATCGCTCATGTCGCATCCCTTTCGAAGGAGTCTGTTTTCTAAACGCTCGTTTAACTCCCCGACACCGGCCCGCCGTCGTTTCCGGTCTGGAAATAGCGGTCGAGCGCCTCGCGCAGGCCGCGCGCCATCTCGCGCACCGCCGGGCTAGTCACCTCGCCGGCCGCGATCCGCTGCTCCAGCTCCTTGAGCTGACCGTCGAGATCGCGGATCAGGCGCTCGAAGTCGTTGTTGCCGGTCATGGCATTCACTCCTCCTTAACCCGGCGCTGTCACTCTGGCGC